GCTGTTTCTCTTGGAGCTACTTTTCCTACGTTATAATTTTTTACATCCAACAACTTCTGAATTTTTTCATTATCTACAAATAATTTTGCTGCCACAGGATCCATTAATATCATTTCAGGTCTTAATCCTGTAACTTTCCCGATTTTTGTTATAGCTGCCTGTAAATCTCCAATTATATCAGCATTAGGTTGAGTCCATAAAACAGCTGGTGTAATTTCTTCAACCGTTCCAAATTTAATTTCCCCTTCTATTCCTTCACCTTTTACAACCACTTTTCCATCAAACAACGCTTCAGTACACATTATTTCTTCTCTTCTTGTAATTTGTTCTTCAAATTCTGCAAAAGATTCTGCGAGTAAGTCTGCTTTTCTTTCCTCGGGACTTTTCCCACCATAAATTGTTTCCCCTGCTGTTTTATTAAAAAACAATTCAAAAGCCGAAAAAGTTCTTTTTGGTGCTACCTTTGGAGCTTGAAAAAATTTACTTTCATAAGTGTTCTTTACCATTTCTGTTCCTGGAATAAATTCAGATACATAAGGAGCTACAAGTTGTCTTCCTTTTCTAAATTCTATTTCCATTTTTTGATTTTCTGATGTTTTCCTATTTTTAAAATAACTGTCTTTTATAAATGATTTCGGTCTAATCACATTCTGGTCATACAACCCAATAAATTCTATTACTGCTGGCATTATTCCTTACCTCCTAATCCTTTTATTACAATACCTTTATCTCTAGCTGCTTTTGTAAAATCTGCTTTTTGTGTACCTGCTTTCACATTTAATCCCTCAAAAATGAATTCCCCTGAAATAGCTACAGTTGTTTTAGTTTTCACAACTGTTCCGTCAGCATTTTCCATAACTATTCCAAATAAATCAGTTCCATCTGAAAGTTCAGCAGTTGCATTTACAGCATCACCTCTTTTTACACTTTTACCTTGCTGCACTTCAAACTCCATATATCTGTGTCCTGTTCCGCTTAAAAATTGTTCACTGGTATATTCATTACCTTTTGCTACAAAATCCATTTATTTTCCCTCCTCTGTTTTTTTATTCATTTTAGAAAAAATAGTCATAATATCAAGTCCCATAAACCGCTTTTCTTCTTCTTTACCAGGTGTTGTTCCATCATTCGCAGCTGGTGGTATGAAATTATCTTGACTTTCGTTTTTAATTTTTTGCAACTTTTGAGCTTTTTCTTCTTTTTGCTTTTTCAAAATATTAATAGCCAACTCACTAGCTGACATAGGATTAACATATTTAGCATTTTCTATTAATTCAGAATAATTATTGACTCCTATATCATCAATAGCTTTTATTCTTTCTCTTTCTTCCTCTTTTCCAATTTTCTTCCCCTCATTTAATACATAATCATACAAATCAGAAAATTGGTTTTTTAATTCCTCTAAAGTCATTTTTACCTCCTTAGTATTTTTTTTATTATTAATAACTACACCTTTTGCTTTTCTAAAATTTTTAAATTTTGAAATATCAAAAGCCATGTTATTTATAATTAATTTGTTTTCTACAAATTCTTTTCCTACTTCTTCATCCACGATTTCATCAACAAATCCATATTCCTTAGCTGTTTCTGCATCCATCCAAGTTTCATTATCCATCAATTCAGATAAAGTTTCCTTATCAGTTTTTGTTTTATTTAAATATGTTTCAATAATACTGTTTTTAACTTTATCAAGCATTTCAACAGTTTTCTGCATTTCTTGATTATTCCCATAAGCAAAAGTAATCGGATTGTGAATCATAAATAAAGCATTTTTAGGCATTCTTACAGTATCACAAGCACTTGTTATAATAGTTGCGGCACTCGCTGCTAATCCATCAATATTTGCTATCACTTTAGCTTTGTGATTTTTAAGGGTATTTGCTATTGCTACAGCACTGAATACACTTCCACCTGGACTGTTTATATGTAAAGTAATATTTTCCACATCTCCAAGGTTTTCTATATCTTGTTTAAATACCTTATCGGATATATCATCCCAATACTCATCACTTCCTATGCTTCCATAAAGTATAAGTTCCGCCGTTTTTTCTTCATCATTCTTCACTAGATTCCAAAATTTTTGTTGTTTCGGCATTTATTACCACTCCTTTCTCTTTTAATAATTTATTTTCTTTTGCTAAAATTCTTACATTTTGTTCAAAATCTCCACCATTAAGCTCCGCTGTTTCTCTAGTTCTAGTCGATAATCCATTATTAATTCTTATAACAGCAGCATTAGCCTCTTTTAATGGGTCAATTTGTCCTTGACTTGGTCCGTTCCATTGTGAACCGCACCAGGCTTTATCTATAAGAAAATCAGTTCCATAGTTTTTAAGTTCTATTCTCCCTAACAAATACGCTTCATTTAACCATTCTTCATAAATTGGTTGAGTGAAGTTTTCAGAAAACCATTCTCGTCTCTTTCTAAACATTTTCCATGCTTCTAAAAGTGCTGCACGGCTTGCTGAATAACTTGCCGTAAAATGCTTAATCAAAAGTTCGTACGGAACTTCTAAGGCACTTCCTATTTGTCTTAAAATACTTGTCACAAACGGGTCAAATTGTGCATTTGGTCTTCCTGGATTAGTAGCTTTTGCTTTTTCTCCTGGATTAAGTGAAGCAATCATTCCTGGCGCAAGTTCTATAGTTGTTTCATCTTCTGAATCTACCAACAAATCATTCTCAACCGCTTCAAGTTCTCCAACATCAGCTCCGCTTGGGCTATCAGCTTCACTTTCAATAAAAATTGCATATAATCCGCTTATAACAGCAGCCATTAATTCTGCTTCAGTATAATTTCCAAGCTGTTTTAAATTTTCAATAACTGGTGACAATATTGGGATTCCCCTTATTTGCTCAGGTCTTTCAGTGAAAAGAAGATGAATTATGTTTTTTTGATTCTCACTTCCATAAACTTTAATAAATTTTTCTGTTACTGCACCAGTTGCGTCCAATGGATGTTCAGATGAAACATAATAACCTTCAACTCTTCCATTTTTATCTATCTTTACTCCTTCAACTACACTTTTATCCGAAATCATATTATTAGGAGTATAAATTCTATCAGGCTCTAAAATTTCCAACTTCAAACTATACGGATTTTTAGGTGTTTCAAAATAATTTAATTTTATAAAGCACTCTCCATTTAGTAGCACTGTCAAAAATACAAGTTCTTGAACTTGATAAAAATTCATAGTTCCTAAATTATCAATCTTATCTTTCGACCAAAGTTCAAATTCTTTTTCAATCAATTCTTCTACCTTAGCCGCTTCATCATCACTTATCCCTATTGTTTCACTATCAATAGCCGCTTTTAATTTCAAACCACTTCCCACAACATTTGTATTAATGGTTTTCAATGCTCCAGTTGCAACAGAAGTTCCCATATATAAATCTCTTGAACGCTCAATCAATTTCTTACGATTTTTATAAATATCTTTTTTTACACCGCCCGCAGTACTCTGCCAACCTATCATTGCTTTTTTAGTAGTTGAAGCTCCGTGATTAGAATATCCTGTATTTAAAATTTCCAGTTTTCTTCTCGCTTTAAATCTTTCTACTCCTTTTTGCGGATTAAATACCGCCACTAAATTGTCAATTAAATTCATATCACACCTCTCTTTCTAACTTAAAGATTTCTAGGAACTCCTCTTCTCACTCTTCTTTTTCCAATACTATTTAATTTTTGTAATTCATTTTCCCAATAAGCTCTCCCTTTTCTTATTTCATCTATTCCCATTCGAGTAAGTTCTCTTGTCCCAATTTTGTAGCTTTTTCCTGTTAAAACTGCTCGTTCAGCTTTACCATATTCAACTATCATTTCTAAAATATATTCTCTTGAATAATTCGATTTTCCCATTTACTTAATTCCTTTCGACAGTATTTTTCTTCTTCTACTAATTCTCTGTGTTCTTAATCCGTTTAATAAATCAGTTGAATACCTAATGTCTAAATCTGGATTAGCAATTCTTAATGCAGCCTGTGCATAGTTCCTGATGTCCAAAGGCTCATTCCTTTTATCTCCTATTGTTTTCCACTCAATTTTAGCCTGTCCTTTACTAAATGTGACAACCTTTATTTCAGATGTAAGCCCTTTGAAGTAAACTTCATCATATCCACGTTTAGGATTATTTGGATAGTGCATATATTTAGCTCCTGGTTCCGTTACTTTAAGATTGCTCATTATTGTATCTTTACCAGTATTAACTCCTAAAACAAATAAGGAAATTCCTCCTTTATTATTTTGTTGCATTTCTTGATTCTCTTATATCTTTAAAGCATATGCAAAGATTTGAATATCGATTAAGTGAGTTTAATTCTTGTCTTATAAAGCTCCACGATTCCTTGTAGTCGCCGCATACTGAAAAGTCGGAGTCAGATATGAAACTTAAAAATTCATCTAAGTTATCCTTATACTTACAGGCAAAAGTTAAAGCGTCTTTTTCTTTATCTCTATTTGTACTGTTTAGTTTATTATACAGTACATGGTCAAGGTTACATGACATATAGTATGTGTGATACGGGATGGTTGTCCAAACCGTTTTTTGTGCTTGGAGACGATCCATATTAGCACTTTTGTTATGATTTCTATTTTTAATATCTGAAGGGTGCTTTGTCTCTATGCCCGTTAGCGAGTATAGAGGTCTATCAGTTACAGATTCATTTTCAATAATATAATCACCGCTTATATATGCCCCGTCGGTGTCCATTATATGAATGACTTCCAGAAAG